TATCTTTGGAGATCGATGGTATGGCGAGCTTCAATGGAATAATATACCAGAACAGCATGAGTTGAATAAACATATTTTGCAAATTCAAAAAGAGTTTGGCATTAGTTTGATATCTACCGCCGATAGTCACTACCCAAACCCTGATGCTTGGAAAGATAGGGAACTATATAGGCGACTTGGCTGGCTTGGTAAGGGTGGTTTACCATCTTATATGACAGGAGAACTTCCGGCTGGCGTGGATCAAATTGGTTATGAATTATATCCTAAAAATGGCGATCAGATGTGGGAAGCATATAAAACATATTCAGAGCAGTGCGGAGTTAGTTATGATGATGACTTAGTTCGCCAATCTATGGAAGAAACTTATCATATTGCTCATGAGCGCATTGAAGAATTTTTTCCTGACAATACAGTGAGACTTCCAGGTTTTGTTGTGCCGGCGGGACATACTGCCACCAGCACTCTCACACAAGCTTGTTTAGATGGTCTTAGAGCGCTAGAACACCATAAGAGTGAAGAATATATCATGAGGCTTAAAGAGGAGCTTCAAACCATTCATGACAGAGGATTTAGTAAATACTTTTTGACAATGAATGCAATTGCTGATAAAGCAAATAATATACAGTTAACTGGTCCAGGACGCGGATCTGCTGCAGGTTCGCTTGTTGCCTATGTTCTTGGCATTACTCAAGTAAATCCGATTAAATATAATCTCTTGTTCTCTCGCTTTCTGCGTAGAGATGCTAAAGATTATCCCGATATTGATTATGATGTTTCTGATCCTATGGAGCTGAAGGAATTATTAATTGAAGAGTGGGGGCGAAACACTGTAGTCCCCATTACTAATTTTAATACCTTGCAGCTTCGTTCCTTGATTAAGGACATCTCAAAACTTTATAAAGTGCCCTATATGGAAGTGAATGCAGCTACTTCAGTAATGTTAAAAGAAGCCACGCCAGTTGCGAAAAGAATAAGGGGCATTAAGGCTGGAGTTTATACTCCAACGTTTGAAGAAGTTAAAGAATATTCGGATTCTTTAAAAATATTTCTGCAAAAATATCCCGATGTTGCAGAACACATCGATGTTTTATATGGACAAGTGCGTTCTGTGTCGCGACATGCAGGAGGAATTGTGGTTGGCGAAAACCTAAATCATCACATGCCTCTGATCAATAGCGGAGGCGTGCGACAGACACCTTGGTCTGAGGGGCAGAACGTTAGACATCTCGAACCCATGGGTTTTATTAAGTTTGATATTTTGGGCTTGTCTACTTTAAAAATGATTGAGTGTGCCATTACGCACATCCTGAAGAGACATCACAATGTAGAAGAGCCGACGTTTGAAGAAGTACAAGATTATTATAAAACGTACCTACATCCGGACAAGATAAATTTTGATGACAGACAGGTATATGAAAATATATTCCATAAAGGAAGGTGGGCTGGAATATTTCAGTTTACAGAGGCTGGCTCGCAGGGCTTTTGTACGCAAGCTAAGCCAAACAACATCATTAACATTGCAGCTATTACTGCTATTTATCGCCCAGGTCCGCTAAGTGCAGATGTGCACAAATATTATGTTAAAGCTAAGGACAACCCTAATCAAATTGATTATGGTAGCAACATTGTTAAAGAAATTACACAAGAAACTTACGGTTTTCTTATTTTTCAAGAGCAAATTGCACTGTTGGCACATAGATTGGGTAAAGACATTAGTTTGGATGATGGCAATAAACTTCGCAAGCTGCTCACAAAGAAAGGTACAGGAGAAGTAGAAACACAAAAAACTAAACTAAAATTTAAGTTTGCTGCAGGTTGTGTAGAGAAAGGTTTGTCCGAAGAGTGGGCAGACAGAATGTGGCAAAAGTTTGAATTCTTTTCAGGCTATGGATTTAACAAATCACATGCAATTTCTTATTCGATCCTTTCTTATCAATGCGCTTGGCTGTTTAACTATTATCCAGCAGAGTGGATTGCTGCCTTTCTAGACAAAGAGCCTGAGACTAGAAAGGAAAAAGCTATTAATTTAGCGAAGAAGTTTGGTTTTAAGGTGCAGCCTGTAGACATTAATAAGTCTGGTGTTGTTTGGGAGATCTCTGAGAGTGGAGACAAGCTAGTTCAACCATTAACCTCTTTGAAGGGTATGGGCGATAAAGCTATTGAGCAGGTTATTAAGAACAGACCATTCAATACCATAGAGGAACTATTATTCAACGATAATATTATCTATTCTAAATTGAATAAGAAGGCTCTTGATGTCCTAGCAAGAAGCGGAGCGCTGAATAATTTAGTCGATGAAAGGTTTTCAGGACTCAAACATTTTTGGTCTGCTGCTGTTGTGGATAAACCAAAGAACAGGAAAAAGTTTAATGACAATATTGAACTTTATGAGCCGGAAGGGGAATTCACCAAAGAAGAAAAGATAGAAAACGTGGTATCTTTAACTGGAATATTCCCAATGCAACTGGTATTAAATAAAGAAATGGCAAGACAACTTGAAGAAGAAATAGTCCCAGCACTCGGTAATTGGGACAATGATTTAGGGGTTGCTTGGTTCATTCCAAGAGAAATTATCTCTAAAAAAACAAAACATGGTAAGGTATATTGGTTGGTGAAAGTGACGGACTCAACATCAACAATGAACACAATTAAATGCTGGGGTGTCGATCCAGAAAAAGATGTGGTGCGCGTTAATCGCCTGTATAAAAGTAGATTAGACTACAATGAAAAGTGGGGATTTAGCACGAGATCGATTAGATACAATTTTAAACTATTGGGGTGAAAATGAATTTGAAAGTATATAAGCTTAGGCTAGATGCTAAACTACCTAAGCGGGCATATGAATGTGATGCAGGGATGGACTTGTTTTATTGCCCTAACGGTGAAAAGGAAAAAGTATTAGAAATTGAAGGGCTGCCCATATGCCCAAGAGCATCTGAGCTTATTCCCACTGGTATTAAGGTTGAAGTACCATATGGGTACATGCTAGAAATAAAGAATAAGTCTGGGATAGCCTACAAGCGTCAACTGCTGGTAGGGGCGTGTGTAGTTGATCCTGGTTACAATGGAGAGGTATATATTAATTTGCACAACGTGGGAATGCGAACACAATATATCCAACCAGGGGATAAAATAGCACAGGCAGTATTAATTCCCATCATACATTGCGGCGTGGAAGAAATCATCGACGGTGATCAACTCAATCACGCCACACTGCGCGGTACCGGTGGTTTTGGCTCAACAGGAGATAAATAATGAATAAAACTACATTAAATACTTTGTTTAGCTCTGAGATAGATAGTTGGTCCACTCCAATTGATTTTTTCAATAGATTGGATCAGAAATATGGATTCACTTTAGATCCATGTGCGTCTGTAACAAGTGCTAAATGTGATTACTATTTTACAGAGCAGGATAATGGACTGATCCAAGATTGGGGAGGGAATACTGTTTTCATGAATCCTCCATATGGACGAAAAATATCTAAGTGGGTTCAAAAGGCTTATGAGGAGTCTAGAAAATTTAACACAAAGGTAGTGTGTTTGTTACCAGCCAGAACAGATACGAGGTGGTGGCATGAGTATTGTATGAGGGCTGATGAAATATACTTTATCAAAGGGCGTTTAAAGTTTGGCGATTCCGTAAATTCCGCACCATTCCCTTCAGCTGTTGTTGTTTTTGCTGATGAGTTTAAACCTAAGCTCCACACAATGCAAAGCAAAGGCGAGGGATAATGGAATTAGAAAATTTAACTGTTACTAATTTTGCTTTAAAAGTACTCGGCAATTCGACACCGTGCGTTATAAAGTTTTATAAAAATACATGCTTTCAGTGCATTACTATGAAGCCGATAGTTTTAAAATTAGCTAAGAAATACGAAGGGCAACTAAGGTTTTTTCTCGTACATGACGGAAAAGATAATGCTGAGTTAGGAAGATTATTTAAAATAGATGGAGTACCATCCATTTTTCTTTTTGACAGTGAAGCCTACACTGAAATACCATACCCAGAATATGGGTTCAACGAAAAATATTTAGATGAAAAATTTACAACTTATTTGCAAGAACAAGAAGGAGGGTAAATGTCTTCATTAGAAAGAAAAATTAAAAGGAAAAATGCTCAAAAACAAAAGAAGGAAGCAGAACAAGCCATGGCAACCAAGGTTGCTCTTTTTGGACTGATCTCAGATCATTGCATGACATGTGATAAGCCTTTTGATAAAGAAGATAAACAAATGGTTATGTCTTGGAATGTTGTTGTCTACCAAGAAAAAGAAAAAGTTAATTTATACTGTCCTGAATGTTGGGATAGCGCAAACAAAGTTCTAGAAGAGTTTAGAGAGCGCTTGGAGGAAAAACATGGGGGATGACATTAAACGCTCCAGCAAATACGAAATATTAGCAGCCGAAATAGGTAAACTTACCGAAGAAAAAAATAAAGCATATGGTAATTCTTTTGCAAAAGCATCTGCTATTTTGAAGGTGCTTTATCCAAATGGTATTTCACCAGATTCATATGATGATGCCCTTGCTATCACAAGAATTATTGATAAGCTGTTTAGATTAGCAACCAGAAAAAATGCTTTTGGTGAAAGTCCTTGGAAAGATATTTGCGGCTATGCTTTACTTGGAATGGCAAACGACGAAGAGGTTTATGAATGAAACAAGCTCTAACTTATGATGATGTGTTGTTGGTGCCGCAGTATTCCGATATTAAAAGCAGAAAGGAAGTAAATATTGCAGCCGAGCTAGATGATAAAAGAGTGTTGCAACTACCAATTATCTCGTCTCCAATGGATACGGTTACTGAAAGTGAAATGGCTTACACTATGTTACAGCATGGTGGTTTGGGTGTCATTCATCGCTATAATACTATCCTAGAGCAAGCTGGGCTGGTAAATGAAGTGTTTAATTCAGCTATGAGTGATTTAAGGATGAGTACACAGGAGATTAACATTGCAGCCGCAGTGGGGGTTAGTGGGGATTACATACGGAGGGCAGCGGCTTTGTGGGAAAACGGTGCCAACATTATATGTGTAGACGTCGCCCATGGACATCATACGCTCATGAGGGACGCGCTTTATAAATTAAGAATGGAATTGAGTGATGATATCCACATTATGGCAGGAAATATTGCAACTTTAAAAGGGTTTAATGACTTGGCAGATTGGGGCGCAGACAGCGTACGATGTAACATTGGTGGAGGTTCCATATGTTCTACAAGAGTGCAAACAGGGCATGGCGTGCCAGGGCTTCAAACAATTATG